CTGGAGTCTGCAGAGATGCACTCCTGCCTCTATGACTTCCGCAAGGACTACGGGCACCTGCAGGGTGAGCGCATCGACTGCGGTGAGTTCCTCTCCTGGCTGGGGTACTGATCCCCATGGGGGCGGGTTGACCATCCGCCCCTTATGCTCTACAATTCTCTCAGTTCACACCCCACCGATCATGGCAATCTACTCCGCCTGCTCAAACCTGGAAACCCGTGAGATCATGTGGGTCTCCCGCAAGACTGACAACGCACCCCAGTCCCGCTTCGCTGGCATGATCAACCCCGCTGAGGGTTGGTGGTGGGCAGGGTGCTACGCTGACCGCTACGCTTCCGACGTCACCGATCCGTTCGCTGACTGATCATCCTGGGGGTGGGTTGACGCCTGCCCCCCGACCCTGTAGAATTCCAGAGCAAACCGCAAACCGACCATGGCAAAGGCAATCGGCACCGTGCGCTCCACCGACCTGAACCCTAAGGGACAGGGCATTCGCTGCAGCAGCGGTGGGGGCATGACCTTTACCCGTGCTAGGGGTCTGGGCGCTTCCATGGTGGAAGACCTGGACACCGCCATCGCTAACGCTAAGGCGATCCACCGTGCTGACCGCATCTCTGCAGCGCGTGAGCGCCTGGCAGAGCGGGCAGGCATCTGCTAGTCCAGTTCGTGGGGCGGCACACCCGCCCCATTGATCAGCAGTGCTGATCAGTCCATTCGTTCGTGATCAGCAGTTCTTATATATTGTATTCTTATGTCGGGCGGGGCCGTGTATATAAAACCCAATGGATCCCCTAAGCTATAAACGACCCAGAACGCCTTAGATATAATAACCGATAAACTTGAAGATCTCAGAATCATATATAATTTTGAAAAAATGAAAATAATATACAAAAGATGCAAAAAAAATCCGGAGAAAATATTCAACCTCTACAGGTCGATTCAATTTCTGGAAGTTATTGTATAATGATTCCAGAATGGATGATCAATGAACTTTCATGGTACGAAGACACTGAAATCACTTTAACTCTTGATGGGGACGAACTAATCCTATCAGAGAAGAAATAAAATTCTCATGTATTGACACCGAATACATAATAAGGTATGATACTGAAGTAAATTAATTCTATTATGGCTAAAGGATTTACAGTAAAAGCAAAAACGCCAGTGGTATCCCAGGAAAAGGAATGGGACTATGATCTGGCAAGAGAAATGATCAAAGGTAAATCAGTTGTATTTTGTTTACCTGGAAGAGGAGTATCTTATACATTTCTGAAGAACTTTGTTCAGTTGTGTTTTGATCTTGTACAAAATGGAGCATCTATCCAAATCTCGCAAGATTATTCATCAATGGTAAATTTTGCACGATGCAAATGTTTAGGTGCGAATGTACTGCGAGGACCAGATCAACTTCCATGGGACGGCAAATTAAAATATGATTATCAGCTTTGGATTGATTCTGATATTGTTTTTAACACCGAAAAATTTTATCAACTTGTCTTAATGGACAAAGACATCGCTTCTGGATGGTACTGCACAGAAGATGGTCACACAACTTCTGTTGCACACTGGATGGAAGAAGACGACTTCCGAAACAATGGTGGTGTCATGAATCATGAAACACTTGAAAGTATTTCAAAGCGCCGCAAACCATTTACAGTTGATTATGCTGGATTTGGTTGGTTGATGATTAAGCACGGTGTATTTGAACATTCAGAAATGAAGTATCCTTGGTTTGCTCCAAAGATGCAAATTTTTGAATCTGGAGAAGTTCAAGACATGTGTGGAGAAGATGTAAGTTTCTGTTTGGATGCAAAGGAAGCAGGATTTGAAATTTGGTGCGATCCTCGGGTACGAGTCGGTCACGAAAAAACAAGAGTTATTTGATGAATAACAATTCTCATACAAAATACAATATTTTGTGTAGAGGAAGAAAAATATATTCCTCTCTTACAGAAGAAGAATATTTCAACATCATGGAGGACTTGTCTCATGAATTCTATCAGACAGGTTCTCCAAAACCAGAAGAAATTGAAACTGAAATTATAGGAGAAAATTATGGCAGTTAAAGCAAAAGGTGGTCTGAACAAAAACAGTTCTTATATTCCGGGTCCACCTAAAAAGTCTCGTCAAGGCAATGGAGGGGGTACTAAGTATGCTGCGTCTTCTCGCAATTGTGCTCGGAAAAAGTACAGAGGTCAAGGAAAAGGTTAATGTATTACCTAGATGTAGATGATGAATGGAATCATATACATCCACTAGACCTTTGGGTTTATAATAAATTATTTCTAAGTCGGGTTTTAGGTTATACATGTGGTCCTGCGGGGTCCACTGTTCCTAAACCCGACTTTTATATTGTCCGTCCTTCGTTTAATTTGTTGGGTATGGGGCGGTTTGCTCGTAAAGAATGGATTGAAAGTAATACAGAACACCTTCATCCTGCCGAGTTTTGGTGCGAAATTTTTGAAGGAAACCATCTAAGTGTTGATTTCTATCATCAAAAGGCAGAATTAGTCGTTTTAGGTACAAGAGAGGATTCTGATCCTTACTATAAGTGGAAAAAATGGGAAAAAATTGATAAAATCGTTGATTTTCCAGAGATTTTAAAGGACTTGAAAGGAGATTATGATTGGATTAACTGCGAATTCATTGGTGGTAGACTAATAGAAGTTCATTTTCGCAGGAATCCTGATTTTCGTTATGGGAATTCGGTTGCAATACCAGTTTGGGACGATGAAGAAGAAAAAAATATGAGATTTATTGAAGATTCCGACTATCTTCGTAAGGGTTTTTACATCAAATAAATAAATTTTTAAGAAAATTGAGTTGAAAAACCATTCAATGGGTAAACACCTGCTCCTCGAGGTGTATAATGTTGATTTTGAAGCGATTAATGATGTAGAATCGCTTCAAAGTGCCATGATCAGTGGTATTAAACGAGCAAAAATGACCATTTTAAACGTATTTTCGCATTGTTTTATACCTCAAGGATGTACTGTCGTAATTTCACTTGCAGAAAGTCATGTTTCTTGCCATACCTGGCCTGAAAATGGATGTTTGGCAGTGGACGTGTACACATGTGGAGAGGGAAATCCACGTCTAATTGCTCTTGAAATATTAAAATACTTAGATTCTGATTCATATTCAATCCGAGAACTTGAGAGATAGGTAAATAGTTACAAGGAGATAGCAACCTCCTTTATAAAAGTTCTGTTTTATTCATTAAAACAGGAGCTAAACATGTCTAATTTACCAGTTGATAGAGATTCAAACTATATGAGACAGATGTGGGGAACAACACATCTAATAACTGATTATTATGAAAACAAAGAGAATAAACCGCGTGTAATACAAGAAATCATGCACGATTCTGCACCTAAGCATGATTTTAAGAAGCAAGAAGAGCTTCACGAAAAAATAAGAAATGATGAAGACTATGATGATTGGTTCTATGGAACCGAACCTTCTTATGGATCTTCATGGAACTAGATATAAATAATACAGAATTTTTTCTTTGATAAATGGATATAAAAAAGATATCCAGGTCATTTAAAGACATTAGTTTATCATTTGAACCACATCCTGTCACAAAAGATCTGCCAATTATTAGAAATGAAAATGCTATTAAAAGATCTGTAAGAAATCTTACCGAAACAATGTTTACGGAAAGATTCTTTAATTCTTTAATAGGGACTGGAGTCAGATCTACACTATTTGAATTTGTTGATTATGGTAGTGCTTCTTCCATAGAATCTCAAATTATTGCCACATTAAACAATTATGAACCTAGGATTGAAAATATAATAGTTGAAGTTTTTCCTAGTCCAGATGATAATACCTTTGAAGTGACTGTTATTTTTGATATTAAAGGACAGGATTTTCCTACCCAAGAATTTAACTTTTTACTAGAGGCAACAAGGTAATCAAATGCCTTTTACAAAATTTACAAATTTAGACTTTGATCAGATAAAAACATCCATAAAGGATTATATTCGTTCGAACTCAGATTTTACTGATTTTGATTTTGAAGGATCTAATTTATCTGTATTAATT